GACAACGAAGCTGTTCAGCTGCGTCGAAAAGGCGTCGCCACTGATCCCGAGTAACTTGCCGGCCTCGAACACCGTGTCGTACAGCGACGTCAGAATGGTGCCGATTTGGCGATTGCCTTCGGTGCCGATTCCTTCCAGCTGCGTGCGGCGCTTATCGCTGCTGAACCAGCCGCCGTCCTTTTTGATGTCCGCGTATTGCGACGCCGCCACACCCCCGGTGAGGATGCTGCCGAAGTTGGCGCGCCCCATCGTGAAGCCGGTATCTTCGACGGTTTGCTTGCCGCCGAAAATCGAGTTCATCACTGACCCAGTGATCTTGCCGACCCAGCCGCCGGTCAGCTTGTCTAGTGCCAGGCCAATGATGCCACCCGTAGCAAGGACGCCCACTGTGGACTGGCCGAACTTGGCAGCGCTGCCCTTGGTTGCGAACTCCGATCCGAACTCACCCGACACGCCAGTGGTGCGCACCAGTAGCGAGGCGAATTGCCCGATACCGGCCTCGATGTTGCGCAGCGAGGTCAGCATGCCGTTGCTGATGTTCAAGCTCTTCGAAGTCGAGCTCTCGATCAGCGACAGCGAGTTGGCGATCGAATCCGATTTCTCATCGGACCCGAGCACGGAACCGGTGCCCTGCTTCTTCTGGCGCGCCTCCGATACGCTCACACTGCTGCCCGACACGCTACCGATGGCAACGCCCAGGCCGGCGACAATCGCAGCCATTGCTGCCATGCGTCCGAAGGCCGTGTACGGGTCGCCCGAGCCCTGACTCAACACCGCGCTGATACCCTTCGGCACCAACTCGGCCAGCGTCATGGCCAGCTCGGCTGCGTGGAACACTTTCGACACGGTCATCAGCGTCTGGTAACCACGGCTCTGCTCGCCGAAGAAACCGGCTGCGGCACCTGCCATGTCGCCATAACCGGACAGGCGGTTCTTGGTTTCCGTCTCGCTCAGGCGCGCCATGTCCTGCATGTACTGCATCTCGGTCTTTTGGCCGGAGTTAAGCGCGAGCTTGGCATTTTCGCGTTGCTTGTCGAACTCGGCCTGACGCTTGGTAAAGCCGTCGAACGTCGCCGACAATGCGGAAAGCGCGGTGCCGGCACCGCCCAACGATTCACGCAGGGCCTCGCCGAACGACTGCGCCTTGGCCGGATCGAGGAATTCGTCCAGGCTTTCAGCTGCCTTCTTGCCGGCTTCCATCGTGTCGATCTGGCCGAGCGCAGTCGCGTTGCGCTTCTTCGCGGCGATCAGCTTTTCCAGGTTGGTGATCTCATCGAGCGTGAGTCCGGTAGACGCACGCTGCGCCAGCTGGTTTTCTAGCCGAGCCAGCTCCTCCGCCTCGATCGCACCACGCGTCTTTCCATAGGTGAGCGCGAGCTGCTCGTTCCGGGTCGCTTCCGTCATTGCATCTTCGATGACCTTGGCGGCGCTGGTCTCGTATTGGGCGCGGACCTTGTTGTACGATTCCAGGCCTTCGGCGGCACGCTTGTTCGACTCAATCACTTCGAGCAGGGTGACGTGCTCCTTGATCATGCTTTCAGCGTTCGCTTGCTGGATCGGCGTCAGCTTACCCTTGAGGCCGGCCAGCTGCTCGGTCAGCTTGAGCTGCTCTTGTTGACTCGGCTCCAACGCTACGCCGGTGCCGAGCTCAAGTTTGGATGCGGTGATCTTTGCCTGGATGGCGGCCGTCAAGTTGCTGTAGGCATCGGCAGTGCGCTTCGCATCGTTCGCGCTATCATCGCCGCTGGACGAATAATTGAGTTGGCCCTTGCCGGAAGCCGGCGTTCCTACCGCAGCTGCATCACTGCCGCGGCGTCGCCTAATGTATGCCTGCTCGAATTGATCGGCAGGCTTGTTCCACAGATCATCATATTTTTTATTGGCTTCTTCGAGAATGCCGTTTCTCTCGGCGGCAGCACGCTTCAAGTCCTCGAGAGGAGATCCACCTCGTGCATACTTAACCGCCATGTTCGCTGGGGTTGCAGCCCATATCAAAGAGACGTCAGCAGCAACAACTTTGAAGCTGCTAGAAACGGCAGAGAAGATGCGCGGCAACAGCACGGCAACATCCGCAACTCTTGAAAATCCAAGGCCAAGATCGTCAGCCCAGCCGGCTATTTCACCGCTATCAACAAGGCCATCTTCCGCTTTCAAGACATCGGAAAAGCCGTCTGTAAGATTAGAAAATGCAGGCAAAGCTGCGACCGTAATGGCAGTGAATATCTCGTCAGTACGAACACCCAGCATGCCGAACTTGTCTTGCAGCGCAGCGGCCTGCCCGACTGCATCAGCCGACACAGTAGAAAAGTCATCAACGGTTTCAGCCAGGTCATTAAAGAACGGCAGCAAATCTGCAGCGGACTTACCGAACAGGTCAGACACCACCGCAGCCTTGGCTGCGCCATCCTCGTACCGCTGGAGGTTCTTCGCGACTTCAATCAGCACCTCGCTCGGGTCACTCATTGTGTTGGCCGACACGCCAAGCGCCGCCAACGCTTTCGCTGTCTTGCTAGATTTATCATCGACGGTGGTCAGGCCCTTCGCCAACTTCACCAAGGCAGGATCTACACTGCCAGCAAAGTCAACGCCAAACGCTTTTGTCACTTTTTGAATTTTGGACAGGCTCTCGACACTGCTGCCGATTTTCTGTGACAGATCGTCCAGCTCGCCCATGGAACCGAGCACGTCGCCGATCTTGGACCCGAGCGTAGCCAGCGAAACCCCAGCAATGGCGAATCCCGCAATGCCGCCGATGGTCGATTGAAGGTTCGAGTAGCGATCAGTGACGTCGCCGATCTGGCTCGAAATGCGCTGCAGCGACTCGTTGTTCATTCGCCTCAGGGCATCGCCGACTGTCTCGATACGACGGCGACTTTCTGCCGCACCATCAACCACCATTTCAATTAGTGCGCGCGGTAATGCCATATTCTTGCTCCCTTAGCTTTTCCGTTTTTCGGCCCACTCTTCAAGGCAAGCGCGTTCCATCATCTGGATGAGGCGGAACATGTGGCGGCGGCTTTTCTTCTTCAGGCCGCGCATCCGCAAACAGACTTCGACACCTGGATAATTCAAGCCAGTTGCCCCGGCCATGCCCGCGTTCCACTGCGTCTGGATCGCGAGCCACATGCCGAAGGCTTCATCGTTCTCCGGCCACAGCCAATACTCTTCCTGCTCAAGAACCATGCCACCTTCGGGCAGCAACCCGAAAGCGGCTAACCCATCGTTCAAACTTTCAACTTCTTCCGGCTCATCATTTCCAAACTCAATTTGGCCGCGCGCCAGCAGGCGCACGACCTCGGTTAGTTTTTTGCGGTGGCCGATACCTGTTCCAGATACGCCTGCATGATCATCACTGGGATTCCCGGCTCGTTGATCATCTCGTCCAGGATCTCTTCCGAGAACGGCACTTGTGCGCCGACTTCATCGAGCACCCCTTCCCAGCCCTGGGCTACTTCGCGGATGAAGCCCTTGATTTCGCCTGTGCGGCTCTTAATGGCGCTATCGATTTCGTCCTGGCTCAACCGCTTGCAGTGCAGCTTGAAATCGAAGTGGACGGGTTTGCCTTCTTCGTCAGGCAGAGTGCCTTTCACGGCAACCGAGATCTTGTTACGCTTTACGAGTTTGAACGCCATGGCGTTATTCCTTTGAGTTGTTGGATGGTTTTGTTACAGGCAAACGATGCGCCACTCGTCGTTGCCGTTGACCGGCACCAGGCGCAGGTCGAAGCCGATCAGGCGATTGCCGTTGAGCTCCGATTTGCGTGGATTGGTCAACTGGACAGCCGGCGCAAATACGAGCACCTTGTTGCCGGTGGCGGTTCCGATGATGAAGCCGAGGCTTTGCGTTTCGTTCGCTTCCACCTTGTCCATCAACGCAGCCTCCTGCGCTGCAGTCAGCTCCATTTCCACGGTCGCAGTCGACTGGCGATCCGAGATGTCGACCAGCTCGGTGCTCAGCATTGCACTGAAGTTCACCGTATTGCCGAAGTTCAGTTCAAGGCCGGTGCTGTTGAATACCGTGCCGCCAGTCAGGGCGCCAGCCGCATACGTGGCGCCGAGGTTGATGTCGATGACGTTGGCCCTGGTCATTGCGACCGGCTTCTTCCAAGGCGTGAACGTGCCGGTAGGATTTGCGGTAACGACGCGCCCGCCATTCAGCCCAGTCCATTCAAACCGCAACATCGGCCGCTCGCCGACTTTGGCCGACAACGTGCAGTTGCCCATCGAAGCCAACAGCTTATGCACCAGGCCGTCGTCGTAGTAGTACTGGGTCAGCGTCTTGAGACCAGTCGACGCAGGCGTGTATTCGACACGCGCTGGGGAAGTCAGACTTCCTTCGGCGGCGGCGCACCCTTGCAACAGCTGGCCCCAGGCCGGCGGCGTCGCAGCCGTGCCCGAGCCAGCCAACTCAACCGAATACGACAGCTTCACGCTCGCCGATCCGACCAGCTGCTCACTGCCGCCGAAGTAGCCGCGGATGAGCGCGCGGTCGATCGACTGGGCGTCGAGCGGGGTGATAGTGACGTCCGAGACCAGCACGGCATTGGCCGCACCAGTAGGCAGTGCGTCAGTGCCAGCGGTCGCTTCGATCTTCGCGGTCACGATGGTGTTCTTGATACGACGTGGCATCGCTTACTCCTGATGTTGTTGTGCAGCCGCTGCCGGCTGTGGGTTGTTATCAATCCATTCCCAACGGGCTTCATCGAACCGCCACGAGCCACCACCTGGTGGCATTGGGATGTCACGCACCTCGGCAGGCGCGCTTGCTTCTTTTTCGATCTTCATGATCCGTCCAAGGTGTTGTTGTAAGTACGGTGCTCTGCGGTGTAGACGATGCGAACCCAGCCGGTCTTGTTGCCGTCGACTGCAGTCTCGACCTGGACACCAGCGACGGTGAGATCACTGACGATCCCGCCCAGCGTTGCATCTGCTGCGAGCCGCTCGTAGACGCTGGCAAGCAGCGGATCCACCGCCTGGTCGCCGTTGTCGTTCGGGTCGTTGCTGCGTGCATAGCACTCGACAGTGAGGCGGGTCGTCCAGTCAATCGGCGCACCTTGCAGCGTGCCGCCTGCCGGCATTGCTTGTTCCCACTGGACGACAATGGCTTGCTCGTCCTGGGTCGGGATCGCCGCTTGTCGCGCGCGATAGATCGCCTTGCAAACAGGCGGACTCGCCGACAGCGCCGCGATAACTGCGGTGACCACTTTGGAGAACGACGTTCTCATCGCACTTCTTCCAGCGTCAGAACGGTCAGGCCGGTGCCATCGGGAGCAACGTCGCCGATGACATAGCGCGTGACGCCAATCTCGATCTGCTTGCCGACCGGCTCGGCCATCACCGCGTTCGAAGCGATGGTGACAGTTGGGGCCGTCGTCTCCATACCAACGCCGAGCGAGGCCTCTGCTGCCGGCTTACGGAAGATGCCCGGCACCACAGCGTCCGCGATCGATACGCGAGCGTTCGCCAGGTGGTTCAGTACCTGGCTGTTGACGACCGCTTCGAGGTTGGCGAAAAGCATGGCGATCGGTTAGCGGATGGCGCCATCGAGCAGCACGTTGGCAATGCCATCGGTGCCGCTCTTCGGCGCAGTCAGCGCGCCGACCAAGGTGTTGTTGGTGGCGGTCTTGGTCACGCGGCGGGCCGTGTTATCCCAATAAGCCTTGTCGCCGATCGCGCCGGTGTCGGCGGCAACCGCGGCTAGCGCGAAGACGCCGGTGCGGCAGATCTCGACCGGCGCGCCTTGCAGCGCGTCGTTCGTGGCAACGCCGAACAGCGCACCGACCATGACGGCCTGGCCGCTGGTCAAGTTGGCCGGCGCAATGACGGTCACGGTCAGACCGGGCTGGATGAAGTTTTTCATGCTCTTGTTCCCTGTGATGGATGGCTGGTGGCGACGGCTTACTTGCCCACGCCCTGGTACAGGCCGCGGTGATCGACCGCCTTCGCCGCGAAGTCCAGGCGGCACTTCCAGGTGACGCCGTCGGTTTCGAAGCCGGTCTCGCTTTCGATGACCGGGCCTTCCGCGCCGTCCAGGTAGCAATATTCGACGGTGTCGACCTGGCTGTTGTTGCTTGCCAGGTACCAAGCGGTGTCGCTCACGCCGTCCAGGATTGGCTCGACAATCGGCTCGACCGCGGTGCGGCCGCCTGCACGGAACTCGTTCACATCGCCCTGCTTGGCAGGCACGTAGTTCGCGCTGGTCAGCTGGTATGCGTCCTGTTCGAGCGCTGCCGGCACGATCAGGAAGTTCGGCGCCAGGTTCAGCTCTTCGCCCTGCATGCCTTTCTGCAGGCGCATCGCGGTGCGGCCAGCCTTCAGGGTGCCCAGCTGCAGAGCCGAGGCGCCGCCAGTCGCCATGTTCTTGTGGTCCAGATGGAACAGTTCCTTGCCATCACCCATCATTGGATTGCCGGTCAGCTGGCTGTACACCAGACGGTTTTCCAGGCGGCTGGAGCTTGCACCAAACGCGGTCACCAAGCGTTCGAACGCACGCAGGTCGTCGTTGATGATGGCCTGGCGGGTCAGCGAGACCATCCGGCCGTAGGTGACCAGGGCATACGAGACACCCGCATCGGTCATCTTGCCGTACTGGAATTCGCCAGCTTCGTTGGTCTTGAGCAGGTCTGGTGCGCCCGACAGCTGCACGATGCTGATGTTCTTGAAGTCGGGTGCGTTCGGTGCGCGGCGCGCCCACTGGGTATAGGTGCCGAGGTTTTCGTCGTAGGCATCGCGCATGCGCTTGTTCGCGACGTTTGCGAACAGCGTCGCGAAGTCGCTGGTGCCGTGAGCGGCCGAGCGGAAGTGCAGGATTTGGGTAGCCAGGCGCATGCGGTCCATGCCGCGCGTCGACACGCCTTGCGATTCCAGGAAGTCGCGGCCCAGCTCCATGATGCTCAGGCCGCGATACTGGCGACCGTTGTCGGTCAGCTTGGTGCCGGCATGGATGCGGTGCATGATCGCTTCTTCGACACCGGCCATGCGCACCTGGTGCTCACTGCCGACCACCTGGATGCGAACGTTGTTGTGGCCGCCCCGGGCGACATCGTTGCGCGCCAGCTCGTCCAGCACGGCGCTGCGCGCCTGGTCGACCGAGTTGCCGCTGCGGATCAGGCCAGCAGCCAGGTTGCTCACATTGTGGCGCATGCACATCTCGGTGATGTCGGCAGCGCGAGTTGCCGCTTCTTGCGCTGCGCGGGTGGCAGCGTCGTCGGCAGGCGGTTGCACAGCTGGCGTCGGAGCCGGTGCTGGGGCCGGTGCTGGGTCAGCTGCCGAACGGACGGCGGCGGTAGGCGCAGGGTTCTGGGCGCCCGACTGGGTAGCGATGGTCATGTTGTCTTCCTGGTTGGATGGAACGGATTGGGCGGGCGCCCGGGTGATGAATTCGCATGGGTGGCCATTGGCCGGCGCGCTGCGCGTGCTCGCGTCGGCGTCGGCCGGCACGGTCACGAAACTGATTTCGAACGGCTGCCAACGCACTGCGCGGTACAGGTCCATGTTCACGCCGTCGGTACGGTCGATGGCGCGGGTGATCTCGAAGGTCGTGATGTTGTAGCCGAACGAAATCGAGCGGATGATGCCGGCCTTGATGTCAGCGACGATGCCTGCCATCTCTTGGCGCGTGGACAGGCGCAGCGTCGCGCGGCCTTCGCCATTGGAGATACTGCCGCGGAGCGCGATGCCGATGATCGACTGGACGCCACCCTGCATACGGTGGTTGTCGATCACCTGAACGGTGCCGGCCTCGAAGCGCGTCATGTCGACGGCTTCAGGGGTGACGGCCAACTCTTCTTCGTACGGCTTGTCGGTCCACCAGTCATAGCGGCGGACACGCGAGCCGGTCGTCCACACGACCTCGACGGTGTTGTCGGCTTCGTTGTAGGTGGTCGGAACCAGCTGCGCCTCGCGCGAAAGCGAGGGCATGTTGCGCGGATCGTTCGCCGATCGGGTTTGCGGAATAATGGTGGGCGTCGTCATGCAGACCACTCTACGGATTGCCCTGTCTCAATTCTCGGAAAACTGAGACAATTTTTCCTGAACCTATTTTTCCTCACTCACCGCATAGTAGCGACCTGCCTTGAGCTCCATTTTCTTTGCCTGCTCATGCGATACCGCCTGGCTTGGCGTTGTCGAGATTGGCTCGCTTTCATCAGGAACAACCCTCGTTGGCACACGCGGCAATTGAGTTGCGTCGATCATCAGTTATCCACTCGGGTGAAATGAATCATTCGGTAGAAGCGCTCGCCGTTTGCACAGTCAAACCGCAGCTTGCAGTAGTTGAGAGGATCAGCCGATATGTCCATGCCACCTAACTTGATAATCGCAAGTCGTCCTTGCATCTGCGGCTTGACGAGTTCTACTACCCCGATGGCGATAGCAGTCACATCGGTGACCGTGGTTCGGCTATCTGCCAGGTCGTTGCCTACATCCGCAACGTAATAGCGCTTGTCCTCAGGGTCCTTTTCCAACGACCAGCGCACGTCAACCGGGCTGAACCATAACGTCCGGTCGATCTGTTCACCGTTCGCAAGCGTGACACGGAACGTGCAAAAGTTGAGAGCACCCCGCAGTTCGTCCAACCCGCCCAGTTTCACCGGGATAAGCGTGCCCTGGATGACCGGCTGCTCGAGCGCCACCACGCCCTTGACGATTGCCTCAACCCTTGCGCCGGTGGTATCCGCCTCGGCGAAGTCGATGCTCATGTCAGCTACGTAATAACGCTCATCGTCTGGAACTTTGTCGCTCCACCATTTACCATCCCGGTAATACGGAGCGTCCGGCACCACAGAGTTCGGCCGAGTGCCGAACGGCACAACGCGCGTGCCACCGGGGAACACGACCTTGCGGCTCGCCGGAATCTTGCTGGCGTCGATGACGATCTCCACCGGCGGCTCGTTGGCCAGGGTGGTGAAGCTTGCCGACAGCGGCGCCGAGCGGTTGCCGGCGTCGTCGTAGGCGCGCACGCGCACCGGATACGTCGTCGCCGCGATCAGCGCCGAAATAGCGAATGACCGCGACAGCCCGGCATTTACGTAGCTCGTGCCACCGTTGATGCTGTACTCATAGCCCGCCACCCCGACGTCGTCTGTCGCTGCCTGAAAGGACAGCGTCGCGCCGCTCGTGGTGACGTTGGTGATGTTGATCGATCCGCTCATCACCGGCGCGGTAGTGTCTGGTGCGGCCGCAGCCT